AGCAAGCCGCCCTCTGAGCGCAAATTGAACGACCTTCAAGTCGACTGGCACGGCGGCTGGAAGGGGCAGGTAGCGGTGGCCGAGGACGTCGCCGCTGCCGTTGCAATCGTGCTTGGCGTGCCCATTCGGGGCGCCGTCATTGCCTGAAACCGGGCCGAACGGGGCGCCTCTACACGACCCCGCCCGGCCCTTCACAAGCGAGAGGATGATAGACCATGAACGCAGTCGTTGAAAGTGGGCAGGTGGCGGAAATCGTCAACCTTCCCGTGGTCACGCCCATGTCGATGATCGAGCGCGCGGTTGAGCGCGGCGCCGACGTCGGGCTGATCGAAAAGCTGATGGAATTGCAGGAGCGCAACGAGCGCAACCTTGGCCGGCGCGCGTTCGATCAGGCGATTGCCGCAGCCAAGGCCGAGTTCAAGCCGATCCTGAAGTCCGGCAAGGTCAGCCACGGGCAGGGCAAGACCAGCTTTGACCATGAAACGCTGGCCGACATTTCCAACGCTGTCGACGGCGCCCTGTCGCGCTACGGCCTGCACTATCGCTACCGGGTCAGCCAAGCAGACCGGATCGTGGTGACCTGCATCATCGCGCACAAGGACGGGCACAGCGAGGAAACCACGCTGTCGGGCCAGCCGGACGCCAGCGGCGCGAAGAACAGCATCCAGGCTGTCGGGTCGACGGTCACCTATCTGCAACGCTACACGCTCAAGGCCGCTCTGGGGCTTGCCGCCGCCGCCGACGATGACGCGAAGGTCGCGGATCAGCGGGTCGGCAACGAGAACATCAACGCAGATCAGTGGCAGGAATTGACCGGCCTGATCGACAGGGCGGGTATCGACGAAAGCGTCATCCTGACCTTCGCCAAGGTCAGCGCGCTCGATTTCCTGCCGGCCCGCGACTTCGACAAGATCAAGAAGAAGCTGATGGCGACCATCAACGCGCGCGGGGCCGCATGATGGAACAGCGCACGGAAGAATGGCACGCCGCCCGGCTGGGCAAGGTCACGGCCAGCAAGATTGCCGACGTGATGGCGCAGGGCAGGGGCGGCGCCCCAAGCGCGACCCGCGCCACCTATCGCGCGCAGCTGGTTGTCGAGCGGCTTACCGGCGTCCCCTATGAGGGATACCGCAGCGCCGCGATGGATCACGGCACGGAGACCGAGCCGCAGGCCCGCGCGACCTACATCCTGAACACAGGCCGCAACGTGGCCGAGGTCGGGTTCATCGCTCACCCCTCCATCGCCATGAGCGGCGCCAGCCCTGACGGCACTGTCGGGGATGACGGGCTTGTCGAGATCAAGTGCCCGAACAGCGCGACCCACATCGCCACGCTGCGCGGCGCCGAAATCGACGGCAAATACGTCAAGCAGATGCAATGGCAGATGGCCTGCACGGGCCGCAAGTGGTGCGATTTCGTCAGCTTTGACCCGCGCCTGCCGGACGAGATGCAGATGCTGGTCCGGCGCGTCCCGCGCGATAACGAGATGATCGCGGACATGGAGGCGGCGGTTCGCGGCTTCTTGGCCGAGGTCGATGCCGAGATTGCAGATCTGCGCGCCCGCTACATGAGCGAGGCCGCATGATGGACATGGAAGCCCGCTACGCCGTCGCCATGAAGGCGCTGGCCCGCCGTGAAGGCCACGTTCCCATGCTGCCACCGGCGACGCAGGCGCCGCGCGAGGACAGCCGCGTTGCCGCCATCGCCAGAATGCAGGCGGCCGGCATGACGACCCGCCAGATCGCCGCGAACCTGCACATCACCAACGGGCGCGTGTCCCAGATCATGAGCCGGGCATGACAGACGATCAGATCATGGCCGAGTTCCTGCGCATGGAAACGCTGATGAACCGCACGCCGCAGGGCGCCGATCATCAGCACATCCTGCGCACCGTTGCCGCGATGGCCGAGCGAGACGTGGCCGACGTGCGCCGCGTCGTGCTGGACCGCATTTTCACGGAAGCGAACTGATGGAATACCGCGCCCGCTACAGCGACGGCACGCTGCGACTGATGACCAACGACGCGCCGGACATTCCGCCCGGCGAGGTCGTTCACGTCACCATCGAACGCGGGCGCAGCATGGCGTCGCACCGCCACCAGTTCGCGTGGGTCAAGGACGCATGGCTGAACCTGCCGGAAGCCGTGCAGGGCCAGCCGTGGGCCGAGACGGCGGAAACCTTGCGCAAGCACGCGCTCATTGCCACGGGATACCACCAGATGCAGGTGATCGACTGCGGCGCCAATGCGACGGCGCGGCGCGTGCGAGACGCAACCCTGCCGGTCGCCATCTTGGCTCACGGCTATGCGCTGGCGCAGGTGCGCGGCTCCATCCTGACGATCTGGACGCCGGAAAGCCAGTCCCTGCGCGCCATGGGCGCCGAACGATTCAAGGCCAGCAAGGCCGCCATCCTTGAGTGGATCGCCGCGCAGATCGGCGTGGAACCTGAAACGCTTGCGAGGTCCGCAGCATGACCCGCAGCGTCCCCGAGTGGATCGGCAAGAACGATGACAGCACGATCCCGCCGCGCGTCAAGGCCCGGATCGTCGCGCGTCAGGACGGCATCTGCGCGTGCGGCTGCGGCATCAAGCTGGGCATGGCCGGGGAGCGGATCGAGTTCGACCACATCGTTGCCCTGATCCTCGGCGGGGAGAACCGCGAGGGCAACATCGGGGCAGTTCGCAGCCCCTGCCACAAGGTCAAGACGGCGCAGGACGTGCGCCAGAAGGCCAAGGAAGCCCGCGTGCGCGCCAAGCACCTCGGCATCGCCAGGAAGGGCGCGGCGATCCCCGGCAGCCGGGCGAGCGGGTGGAAACGCAAGATGGACGGCACCGTCGTCAGAAGGGGCGCGGAATGAGCGTCAAGATCATGTCGGCCATCTTCGAGAGCGAAACCCTAGGGCCGACCGAGCGCCTGATCATGCTGGCGCTGGCCGATCATGCGGACGACAGCGGCCGCTGCTACCCGTCCATGCAGCGCCTTTGCAAGCGCACCGGGCTTTCAGACCGGGCCATCCAGAAGAACATCAAGGACCTGACCGAGGCGGGCTATCTGACCGTCATTCCGCAGGCAGGGCAGGGCGGCGCGAACGTCTATATCGTGACGGCAACCCCCGAACGTCGTTCGCCCCCGAACGAGGTTCGCCCCCGAACGTCGGACACCACCCCCCCGAACGTCGTTCGCCAAACCCCCGAACGTCGTTCGCCCAAACCGTCAGGAACCATCAAGGAACCGAAGAACCCCCCTACCCCCCGCAAGCGGGGGGATGACACCGAGGCTGTCGCCATTCTGAGCAAAGTGGCTGGGCCGGAGGCGGCAGAGGCGTTCGTTTCCCATCGCCGGCACAAGCGCGCCGCCCTGACGGCGCACGCCGCCACCCTCATTGCCCGAAAGCTGGCCGGCCACCCGAACCCGGCGGCGGAACTGGAACGGTCGATCATGCAGGGGTGGACCGGGGTTTTCCCTGAAACTGGCCCGCCGCCGGCTGCTGGAAGAACGGACCTCGCCAGCATTTTCGCCAAGATAGCCTCGGAGACCCCGCAATGAGCCTTCACGACGCAGACGTCAAAGCACGGCTGATGCGATTTCTGGACCGCAAGACCACGCCGCGCCGCCTTGAGGGCAAGCCGACTGCGATGGAGGACGAAGTTCGCGCCCTCGCTGCCGCCGTGACGCGGATCGCGCCCCGTGACCCCGAAAAGCTGGCCGACTGGTGGCCCGTGTTCGAGGCCCGGCTGAGCGAGGAATGCGGCCAAATGTGGCCGACCGAGAAGGAAATCCGCGACGCCTCGCAGCAGACCGCCAAGGACACGCCGCAGGTTTTCGTGTCGCAGGGCCAGAGCGACGAACACACGCCGGAAGCCATCACCGGGCGCCGGATGGCCGCTGGTGAGGCGGTTGGCGAGGAATGGCTTTACGGCGCCCGCGCCGTGGCCCTGATCGCGGCAGGCCACGTCAGCAAGGAGTTGATGGGCCGCTACCGCAGCGCGGCCCTTCACCAGCGCTGCGAAGGGCACGGCGGGCGCGAGGCGGCCCTTGCATGGGAAGCCGAAGCCAAGGCCCGCCACGAGGCTGCGAAGGCGATCCACCGCGACCGCATGACCAACCCCCAGCGCCGCGACACCACGTTCACGCCGCGCAAGATGCCGGTGGCCGCCGAATGAGCATCGCCCTTATCCAGCGCAAGACGGCGCAGCACTTCGGCATCGACGTGTCCGACATGCTTAGCTTCCGCCGCAGCCGCCACCTGTGCGAGCCGCGCCACCTCGCCATCTTCATCGCTCACCAGTCGGGCGCATATCGCCAGACCGACATTTGCCGGGCGTTCGAGCGCGACCCGACGTCCCTGCGCAACGCCATCCGCCAGATCGCCGGCAAGCTGCCCGTCCGCGCCGATCTGCGCATGGCCCTGCGCCTGATCACCGCAGAGGTTCGCCCCGCTGACACCCCGCGCCCCTCCGGCGCGTCCTATCCCGCCGCCACAGTGGAGCCGCTGCCATGACCCGCGTGGAGCGCATCGGTGACTGCACCCTGTATCTGGGCGACTGCCGCGAGATCATGCCGACGCTGGGCAAGGTCGATGCCGTCGTGACCGATCCTCCGTATGGGATCGGGCTGGTTAAGAAGACAAGCGACTTTCGTGGAAGTTCGCATTTTGACAATGGCGAGACGCTAAAGGCGACGAGAACATATTCAGACGAACCTGCGGAAATTGCAGACCTGTTGCGCGTTGCGGTTCCTATGGCGCTTTCCATTGCGCAGCGAGGTGTCTTTTTCAGCGGACCCGCCATGCTTTGGCACTACCCGGAACCCGCCTCAATCGGGTCAGTATTTACCCCAAATGGAGCCGGCCGGTGCGCGTGGGGGTTTCAATGCACTCACCCTGTCCTGTTTTATGGCAAAGACCCATTTCTGCAAGATGGGTTGGGCGGACGCCCAAACTCGCTTAGGACAGAACAGCCAAACATCGAGAAAATTGATCACCCATGCCCCAAGCCTCTCTCTTGGATGGAATGGGCGCTAGCCAGAGCCACGCGGCAAGGTGAGACCATACTTGACCCCTTCATGGGCAGCGGCACCACCCTTGTCGCCTGCGCCAAGATGGGCCGCGCCGGGATCGGGATCGAACTGGACCCCGGTTACTTCGACACCGCCTGCCGCCGTGTCGAGGAAGCCTATCGCCAGCCTGACTTTTTCGTCGCCACCGCCAAACCCCAGCCAATTCAGGAGAGCCTTCTGTGACCCTGGCCGCCCCCGAACACCTGCGCGGATCAATGCACAACGCGCCCGTCGACCTGTTCCACGCCCGCAATGACTGGATCTCGGACGTCGCGCGCAAGGGCCACGGCGTGTCGGAAATCGCCGCCGCCCTGGGCATCACCACCAAGACCGTCCACATGGTGTTCCGCGCCCTCGGCGTCTCGACCGCCAAGCAGGACGCGCAGTCGCCGCGCCAAGCCCGCGCCGAAATCGCGCTGGCCTTCATTGCAGCACATCCCGGCTGCCGCCGCTCCGATGTGGTCGCAGCTGTCGGCATGTCCGACAGCACCATCAGCGACGTGCTGCAATCGCTCGTGGCATCGGGCCGCGCGCATCGCGTGGATCGCTACAAGTATTTCCCCGGCCCTGAGCCGAAAGAGCCGACCCGTGCGGCGAAGCAGGCGCGGGCCGGCGTGCGCGTGACGCTGGTGCCCTGCATAACCACCACCAGCATGAACAGCTCGGTGAAGCCCGTCAGCGTCCGCGCCGAGCCGTGGAGCGACGGCGCCCCGCGCCGCCTTGAGCGCGAGCCGATGCCGGGGCGCACGATCCGCGCAGACGGCGACTGGCGGTCTCACGACCGGCTCCTGCGCAACATCGAAAAAGGCGCGTTCCAGAAGCCGCGCCAGCCGAACCTGGGGGCATGGGAATGACCTATCCCGAGTTTCGCCGCCACATCACCGCAATGGTCGAGCGCGAAACGCGCGCATGGGTCGAGGCGGCTCTTGCGGGAAAGACGCTGAACCAAGCCGCCGCCGAGGCGAATGTGGACCGAGGCACATTGCACCGCATGGCGGTCCGTCACCTCGTCCCGATTTCGCCTTCCCGCGGCAAGCAGTCGCGGCTGGCGCACCTGACCCCCGATCAGGTCGAGGTCAGGAAGCTCTATCTGCGCAAGGGGTTCCGCGCAGCAGAAGCCACCGCCGCCGCAATGGACCCGGCGAATATCAGAGGCATCGCATGACCGATTTTGAATACGAGCCGACCGCCCACGACCTGCGCATGGCAGAGGAAGCCGACAGGGACCGCCGTAGGGCCACGGAGAGGGGCCTAGCAGGCGTCCAGCGGCACGAGATGGGCGGAGAGACGGCGCAGGCCGAAACCGCCCCCAGCGGCGCGCTGCGTGAGGCTGTGGCGGTCGCCATCTATGAAGCGGCGTTCGACCGCGGCCCGACCGCATATTACGCCATGGCCGACGCAGCCATCCAGGCAATGGCCGATTTCCCCCACAAGGAGCGCACATGACCGCCCGCGACCGCATCGCCCGCGCGATCTGGCTGTCCGTCTACGGCAGGCCATACCCGGCAGACGCAGACGCCATCCCCGATCACGTCCGCGCCATCTGGCAAGACCTCGCATATCAGCACGCAGACGCGGCCATCGCGGCGATGCAGGATCAGGAGGCAGGGCGATGAAGCGCGAAATCCTTTTCGACTGGATCCAAGAGTGGTCGCAGTTCTGGCAGCGGTGCAACTGGTATACGTTCCACCCCCTCATGATCGAGGTTGAGGACGACCGGGCGCTCGGCGCTGTCGAAGCCACGGTCAGCATTCTGGGGCTTGGCTTCCGGGTTCGCCTGAATTTCCGCGAAACCGACATGACGCGGCGCCTTCAGGACGAAATCGCCAAGTTCGAGCGCAACCAATAACAGGGCAGGGACAATGACCGCACACACATGGCAAATCGGGCAGTCCGTGCCGGTCGAAGGCCGCTGGCGCATCACTGACGGGCCGCTTCCGTCGCCGGTCTGGCACGCCCTCAGGGTGCGCGGCGGGCTAGAGGCAAAGGCTGCGGCAAAACTGACGCCGCATGTTGCCGAGGTGATCTATCCCGTCGAAGATCGCGAATATCTGGACGCCAAGCGCAGGGCGCGTGTCGTATCCCGCGCAAGCGTGCCGGGCCTGATCTACGCCAAGTTCGAGAACGCCCCCAGGTGGCACGCCCTGAAGGAGCGCGGCATCATCACGGGTGTGGTCTGCCGCGAAACGCCTTTCGGATACCTGCCGATCTGCCTTGGCCCGAACACCATGCGCAAGGTCATGGGCCTGCCGACCGAAGCCGAGCGCATCGCAGCGGAGAGGGCAGAGGCCATGCGCATTCGCCCCGGCGACAAGGCGCGCCTCTTGCAAGGTCCTCTGGCGGGACTTGTTGTCGACGTGCGCGAGGTCGCTGGCGGGCGCATCTGGTGGGCAAACGGATGGGCCAAGGGCAGCGCGGACAGCGACGCCATGCAGCGCATTGCGCCCGATTGACTGGCGAGGCGAATGTGTCTAGGATTCACATTGACCGGGCCTGACACCGCGACACTCACAGCGGCCGATGTAAGACCTGCGATGGCCCCGGCTGAAACAGCGCCGGGCGCAAGTCATCAGCATGACAATCCCCCATCGCCCGAAACAGACAAGGCGAGACCATTATCATGGCAGGACGCCCACCTTTTGAGTGGACCCAAGAGATTGAGGACGAAATCCTCAACCGGATTGGAGACGGCGAGGCTATCCGCAACATCTGCGGGACAGGACGTGACGACTGGCTGCCGTCTTGGCCGACCGTCAACAAGCGCCTCGCCGAAGACGCGGAATTCGCTTCACGCTACGCCCGCGCGCGCGAAGCTCAAGCTGACAAACTGTTCGATGAATGCCTAGCCATCGCGGACAGCCAGGAAGGCGACGTGATCACCGTCGACGGCGTCGAACAGGTCAATCATGACGCGATCCAACGCGCACGGCTGCGGATCGACACGCGCAAATGGATGGCCGGCAAGCTGCGCCCGAAAGTCTACGGCGACAAGATCGAATTGGACAACAAGCACAGCCTGAGCGACCCGCTTCAGGACCTGCTGGCTGAAATCGCGGCGAGCGGCAAGCGGATCGGTGTCTAGCCAACTGCATGACCCGATGTGGCGTCTGTCGAACCTCTACTGGATCGTTGACAAGGCGGGCCAGCGGGTCAAGTTCCAGCCGAACGACGCGCAGCTGAGCTATCTCGCTGGCGCGAGCCCGGAGGACTTGATCCTCAAGGCGCGGCAGTTGGGCTTCACGACGCTTATGTGCTTGGTGGGATTGGATGAGGCGGTGTTCTTGTCTGATCACCGTGTCGCTATCATCGCGGACACGCTGACCAACGCGAACGAAATTTTCGACAGCAAGGTCAAGTTTCCTTACGACAACCTGCCGGAGCAGATCAAAGAGCGAAGAAAGGCGGTCAACGACCGCGCTGGGATGCTCAAGTTCGAGCATGGCAGCAGCATTCGTGTCGCCACATCTGCGCGGTCAGGGACGTTGCAGCGGCTGCACATTTCCGAGTTTGGAAAGATTTGCGCCAAGTATCCGCAGAAGGCGCGGGAAATTGTGACCGGGGCATTCCCGGCAGTTGGGGCGAACCCCAAGACGATTGAATCCACGGCGGAAGGCCAAGAGGGCTACTTCTACGACTTTGCCGACAAGGCGATGCGTGGCGAAGGCCCGTTCAAGTTCCATTTCTTCCCGTGGTGGAAGGACGCGCGGTATGTCTACGACCCCGCTGCGGTGCTGGTCCTGCCTGAGCACGCGGCCTACTTCGCCAAGCTGAAGCACGAAAGCAAAATCGACCTGACGCCTGAGCAGAAGGCCTGGTGGATCAAGCAGGAACAGCTTCTCGGCGCAGACATGAAGCGCGAGAACCCTGCAACGCCGCAAGAAGCATTTGAGCAAGCAATCGAGGGGGCGTATTTTTCATCGCAGCTTGCCTTTGCCGACCGGCGCGGACACATCGGGCGGTTCCCCTATGACCCACGGTTCCCGGTCAACACGTTTTGGGACCTTGGCCGCAACGATCTGAACACGATCTGGCTTCACCAGCGCATCGGCGCGCGCAATCGCTTCATCGGCTACTACGAAAACAGCGGCGAACACCTGAGCCACTACGCCAGATGGTTGCGTGACTGGGCGCGCGATACGGGCGCGGAGTTCGGTGACCATTACTGGCCGCACGATGGCGACAGGCAGGACCTATTCCTTGAGAACGGGCGGCTTGGCGAGGCTGAAAAGCAAGGCCTGAAGCCCAAGATCGTCAGCAGAACATCAAACAAGATGGATGCAATCGACGCGGCCCGGGCCGTGTTCCCAACCTGCGATTTTGACGAGGTAGGCTGCGCCGTTGGCATCAAGCGCCTGCGCCATTTCCGCAAGGAATGGGATGACGAACGCGAAGTCTGGCGGGATCGCCCGAGGCACGACGTGAACAGCCATGGCGCCGACGGGTTCATGACCTTTGCCTGCGGCTATCGGACCCATCAGCCGTCCGAATATGATGAGAATGAGGACGACGCAGCATGGATGAGCAGGAACGGGACGACGGGCTATTGACGCCCGAACCCGAAGCCCCGGACGCCTTCGTCGCGCGTGTCACCGCGTCGCAGAACCTTGTCCCCGATCTGTCGGATGATGAGCGCGTCCAGATCGCCATGCGCGTCATGGACGATTACCAGCTCGACAAGGACAGCATGGCCGATTGGCTCCAACAGATGGAGCGTGGCATCAAGCTGGCAACGCTGGCGAAGGAGGCCAAGACCTACCCTTTCGACGGCGCCGCCAACGTCAAGTATCCGCTCATCACCTCGGCCGCGCTGCAATTCAACGCCCGCGCCTACCCGGCGATTGTGCCAAGCAGCGATGTGGTCAAGGCCAAGGTCTGGGGCAAAGACCCGCAGGGCACCAAGGCCGCACGCGGGCAGCGCGTGGCCGAGTTCATGTCCTGGCAGCTGACGGCCAAGGTCGAGGAATGGGAGCCCGAGACCGACAAGCTGCTGACCATCCTGCCCATCGTGGGCGAGGTGTTCCGCAAATGGTGGTATGACAGCGCCGAAGGGCGCCCGCGCTGCCGGCTGATCGAGCCGGGCAAGCTGATCGTCAACGCCAAGGTCAAGAGCCTGAGCGACGCGCCGCGCCTGACCGAAGAATTGCCGCTCTATCCAGGCGAAATCGAGACGCGCATCCGGTCGGGCCAGTTCGAGCCGTTCGAGGGCGAAGAACCGGCCGAAGACCGCCAGGCCGCGCAGGACTTCATCGAACAGCATTGCCGGTATGATCTGGACGGCGACGGCTACGAGGAGCCCTATATTGCCACGGTGCATGTCGCCACGCGCACGCTGGTGCGGATGGTCGCGGACTTCGGGCCGGAAGACGTGCAGTTCCAGCGCCAGCAGATCCAGTCGGTGACGATGGCGGTTGACCAGATGACCGGCGCCCCCGTGCTGGTTCCCGTGGTGCAGGAAGTCGCGACCGGCATTCTTGGCATCAAGCGCGGGTCGTATTTCATCGACTACCTGTTCATGCCCGCGATGGACGGCAGTTTCCACGGGACCGGGCTGGGCCTGCTGCTGGGCGATATCTCCGAGGCCATCAACAGCATCATCAACAACCTGCTGGACGCGGGGCACTTCGCCAGCCTGGGCGGCGGGTTCATCGGGTCGGAATTCCGCATGAAGGGCGGCGGTTCGCGCTTCCGCCCCGGCGAGTGGAAGATGGTCACCGGGCCCGGGGATGACGTGCGCAAGGCTCTTGTGCCGATGACGTTCCCCGGCCCGGATGCGGTCATGTTTCAGATGTTGGGGATGCTGATCGAGGCCGGGCGCGAGATTGCGTCCGTCAAGGACGTGATGACCGGCGACAGCGGCGGGCGCCAGCAGACCGCGACCACGACGCTGGCCCTGATCGAACAGGGCATGATGGTCTTCACCGCCGCCTACAAGCGCATTTTCGTGGCGCTCAAGCGGGAATACAAGCTGCTGGCGAAGATCAACGCCGGCACGGTCGGGCGCGAGGAATACAGCGCCTTCTTCGACGGGCAGGAGCAATACGACCCGCAGCAAGACTTTGGCGCGCATGACATGGACGTCGAGCCGGTGGCCGATCCGCGCAGCGTGACCAAGATGCAGATGGCGGCCAAGGCGCAACTGGTCATGCAGATGGCCGAGCAAGGGCTGGTCGACAAGGGCGAGGCGGTCAAGCGCGCAGCCGAAGCGGCCGATATTCCCGATTTCGAGGCGCTCCTGCCGAAGCCCGACCCGATGGCGCAGCAGATGCAGCAGTTGCAGATGGAAGGCGCGATGGCCGAGTTGAAGAACCTCATGGCCGAAACGGAACTGACCATCGCGCAGATCGACAGCGAACGGGCCAGCGCCGCGAAAGACCTGTCCGACGCCCGCGTGGCCGAAGGCGAACTGCGCCTCAAGGCGCTGTCTGAAAGATTGAGAGATGACAGAGAGAGAATGGGCAGCCTTCTCGCAGCATCTGCGCGAATGGCAGGACAACCCCGTGACGCTGGTCCTCAAGGACGCAATGTCGCGGGTGCTGGCGCGCCGCAAGGCGGCCTTGGTTCAATCCTACCTGTCGGGCCGACCGGCTTCGGAAGCTGACCGGATCGCCCTCGGGCTGGTTGAAGCGTGGTGCGAGGACTTCTTCGCATCCACGGCGGAAGACGTGAGAGCAGTCATGGAGAGAGAGAATGGACAACCCCTCGGGGATCATCCCGCAGGCGTATAACGTGCTTGTCGCACCGAAAGAGGTTGCGACGCAGACCAAGGGCGGCCTTTACCTGCCCGACGACACGAAGGACCGCGAGCAGTTCGCCCAGACCGAGGGCACGCTGATCGCCACGAGCCCGATGGCGTTCAGCTGGGCCGACTGGCCCGCCAATGCGCCGAAGCCCGTCCCGGGCAATCGCGTCCTGTTCAGCCGCTATCAGGCGACCAAGGTGCGCGGTCAGGACGGCAAGGAATACTGGCTGATGAAGGACGAGAGCATCGCCGGGGTGATGGCATGACCGATGAACCCCTTGACGATCTGCCCCACGTCGAAGCGCCGGAAGATCAGGCGGACGAAGCGCCGGCCGCCAAACCGGCCGCGCCGGCATGGTCCGAGGATGACGAGGACGAAGCGCGCCGCTTCGGCTGGAAGTCCCCGGACGAATGGAAGGGCGAGCGCCCGCGTGGCTACGTCGAAAGCCCGACCGAATACATGGAGCGCGTGAAGCGGTCCAAGACCTTCACGGCGATGGAAGAACGGCTCAGGAAGTCCGAGGCCGAGGCGCAGGAAACGGCCCGCAAGATGCAGGCGGTCTACGATCAAATCGCAGAACGTCAGCGGCAGGAATACGAGACGCAACTGGCCCAGATCGCGCAGCAACAGCGCCGCGCCGTCGAGACCAAGGACGTTCAGGCGTTCGATGCGCTGGCGGAGCGCCGCGCGCAGCTTGAGCGCCAAGCCCCGGTCGCCGCGCCGCCCGGCCCTGTCCCGGCAGTTGCCGAATACCGGCAAAAGCACGAATGGGCGCAAGATCCGGCGCTGTGGATGGAGGCGGCCCAGGCTGTCGACCTTGCCGCGCGCGCCGGCCATGTTCTGCGCAACCCGGAAGAACAACTCGCCTACGCCGAAAGCGTGATGAAGCGGAAGTATCCGCACCTGTTTCAGCCCGCCACCCCCGCTCCTGCGCCGGCCCGCCCGTCCCCGGTTGACCCGGGCGGCATCGCCGGTGGATCGCGTGGCCCCAGCCTTGCGGCCCTGCCGGCAGAGGCCCGCGCGGCCTTCTCAAAGTTCGTCAAGGACGGGCTGTTCACCGATGACGCCAAGGGCCGGGCGGCCTATCTGGAGATGTATAATGCGGGCTGAACCGAAGACCGAGGGCCGCGCCGCGCGCCGCCGCCAGACTGCCGCCGGGGTTGCCGGCTTCCGGCTTGGCGTGAACCTGTCGAAGCTGGACTTCGACGCCTATTCCTATCGCTGGATCAATGACGCCCCTGCGCGCATCCATGCGAAGACCGTGGAAGATGACTGGGATATCGTGATGAACGACGGAGGCGTGAAATCGGACAGCGCCGACCTCGGGAATGCGGTGTCGCAGATCGTTGGCACGAACAAGGACGGGTCACCGATCCGCGCCTATCTGTGCCGCAAGCCGAAAGACTATTTCGACCAGGACCAGAAAGCCAAGAGCGCCGAGCTTGACAGGCAGCTTGCGGAACTGCGCCGGGGCAATGATGCCCACGGTCAATCACAATCGGACTACACGCGCGGCATCAGCATCTCGTGATGCCCGTCTAGTCCACGTCAGGACACTCCATCATGGCAAACATCGACGCTGCGTTCGGGCTTCGCCCCGTTCGTCGCCGGAATGGTGCGACCTATCATGTCGCCACCACTCCCTACTATATCCCGTCGTCCTACGGGACGGCGCTGTTCATCGGTGACCCGGTTGTCAAGACCGGGACGGCGAACACCACCGAAGTGACGGTCCCGGGCGGCGGTTCGTTCGCCCCGGGTATGCTGCCGGAAATCAACAAGGCGGCTGCCGGCGACGGCAACATGATCACGGGCGTGATCGTGGGCTTTGCCGCGCTGCCGAACGACCTGACGAAGGTCTACAACCCGGCATCGACCGAGCGCGTTGCGTTCGTGGCCGATGACCCGGATCTGATCTTTGAAATCCAGGCCGATGGCGCGATTTCTGCGGCTCAGGTCGGGCTGAACGCCGTGCTGATCTACACCAACTCGGGCAGCACGACCACCGGCCTTTCCGGCGTCGAACTGGACACGTCCTCGGACGTGCCGGCCGCTGACGCTTCCAACCAACTGACGATCCTGCGCGTGGCGGACGCCCCCGGCCGCAACGAACTCGGGTCGGCGTGGACCGTGGTCGAGGTGCGCATCAACCAGCACACCGAAGCCACCGGCCAGATCGGCGTGTAAGGAGCGCATGACATGACCATCACCACTGGCGCCCACCCCAAAGCCCTCTGGCCCGGCGTGAAGGCGTTCTTCGGCAAGACCTATGCGGAAAAGCCGATCACCGCCGACATGGTTTTCGATGCAACCACGTCGGACAAGGCGTATGAGGAATACGTCGAGGAAACCGGCTTCGGCTATGCGCCGCGCAAGCCCGAAGGGCAGGGCGTGTCGTATGACACCGACAAGCAGGGGTATATCTCCCGCCTGACCAACGTCACCTATGGCCTCGGTGCCAAAGTGACGCGGGAAGCCATCGAGGACAACCAGTATGAGAGCGTCGCCAAGAAGAAGGCGGCCAAGCTGGCCCGGTCCCTGCGGCAGACCAAGGAAGTCGTGTTCGCCAACATCCTGAACCGCTCTTTCGACAGCAACTACGTCGGCGGCGACGGCGTGTCGCTGATTTCGGCGTCCCACCCGACGCTGGACGGCACGCAGTCGAACACGCTGTCGGTGCAGGCGGACTTTTCGGAGGCGTCCCTTGAGGACATGCTGACGAACATCCGCCTGGTCAAGGACAGCCGGGGTCTGCGCATCCAAGCCAAGGGCCTCGCCCTGATCGGGCCGCCCCAGCTGATGTTCGACATGCACCGCGTCATGTCGTCCACCAACCAGTCGGGCACGGCGAACAACGACATCAACGCCGTGCGCGATATGGGGCTTGTTCCCCGTGGCGTCATCACCTGGGACTACCTGACCGACCCGGACGCGTGGTGGATCAAGACGGACGTGCCGGAAGGCCTGATCCGTCAGCAGCGCCGCGCCTACGAGTTCAAGCAGGACAACGACTTCGACACGCAGAACGCCTGCATGATGGCGACCGAACGCTACGCTGGCGGCTGGGCCGACTGGCGCGGCCTGTTCGGCACCTCGGGCGCCTGATCCTGATGGGGCGGCTTCGGTCGCCCCATTCCCCTGACTGCCTAGCGCAGACGATTGCCACGACAGGAGCACCCCATGGCAAACACCCGTTTCTCAAATACGATCCTCTACGGCAATCGCGGCTTCATGCGCGACCTGCCGCAAGGGTTTTCCCCGCTGGATCACGTTGTCACCTTTGACGACTTCACCGGGATCGCGGTCAACTCCACCAACGACTGGACCGTGGTCAAGGATGCCGGGGCCGCAGTCGCCATTGCGTCCGACACGGCCGGCGGCGAACTGGTCATCACGTCGACGGCGACGACCGACGACGACGGCGGCTCGATCCAGGGCAACGAAATCTTCCTGCCGGCATCGGGCCGGAAAATCTGGTTTGCGGCGCGGGTCAAGAACTCGTCCGTGGCCGACAGCGATCTGTTCTTCGGCCTGTCCGAGAACTTCGCCACCAACCCCGAGGCGGTGCTGAGCGCATCCAACCGGATCGGCTTTCAGGTCAACGACGGATCGGCCGTCATCCTGTGCAAGACCGAAGCCAGCGACACCGAAACGTCGACCACGACCTCGGTCAGCATGGTTGACGCGACCTATGTGGTTCTGGCGTTCTGCGTCACCGGCACGGGGCTGGTCGAGTTCTACGTCAACGGCAATCTGGTCGCATCGCACACCGCGAACATCCCGACGACCGAACTGGCGGCGGCGGCCTTCTCGCTGTCGGGCAGCACCACCGGCACGCGGGCCACGACCATTGACTACATCCTGACGGCGGCCACGCGATGACCGCGAAAAAGAAGGCGGGGCAAGCCCCCGCCGATCTGCCGCCCACATGGTCGGCGGAATACAAGGCCATGCTGCTGCGGGGTGAAATCTGATGGCCGAAGTTTCATTCACCAAGCCCGAACGCGCGCCCTACGCGCAGACGTTTCAGTGGCTTGACGTGACCGAGAGCGACACGTTCGAGCCGGTCAAGATCGAGCGCGCCGTGTTCGCCATGAGCCTTCAGGCATCCGGCACGTTTGGCGGGGCCACGGTGGCTCTGCATGGGTCGCTGGACGGGACCACCTATGCCGCGCTGGATGACGCGCAGGGGACGGCGATTGGCCTGTCTGCGGCGGGGATTTCGGCCTGTGGCGTGGCGGCGATGTGGATCAAGCCCGTTGCCACGGGCGGGTCCAGCCAGAGCGTCGACGTGACGCTGATGGTGGTCTATCAGCCGTGAGCGGCTTTGAGCCGGGCCTGTGGAAGGTCCAGTGCGACCGTTGCGGCTTCTGGATGAAGTCGAACGCCCTGCGGGCGGAATGGACCGGGCTGCGCGTCTGCGGCGACTGCTGGGAGCCGCGCCATCCGCAGGAAAACATCCGGGGCAAGGCGGATGTGCAGGCCCCGCCATGGGCGCGCCCGGCATCGGATGGACCCGACGTGACTGTCGAAACCGGAACGCCGGTGACGGAGGATGACCTGTGACCACGGACACCGAAACCTGCCGGGATATCGTCACCGCCGCGCTGATGAAGATCGGCGTAGCGGCGAATGGGCAGGCCCCCAGCGCGCATGACTTCAACCTCGGCATGAAGGCGCTCAACCGCCTGCTCAAGGCGTTGCAGAACCGTGGCTTGAACCTCTGGACGACGGCATCGCAGACCGTGACGCTGACGACCTCGGCGTCATACACGCTGGACCCGGAACGGCCGCTGGATATCCTGTCCTGCCGGCTTAAGCGCGGCGGGGTCGAGTTGCCGATGCAGCGCATGACGCGCGAGGAATACGACCGCCTGCCGGTCAAGACCAGCACGGGACTGCCCACGACGTTCTACTACGACCGCCAGCGCGAGGCGGCGCGGCTGTATGTCTGGCCGGTCCTTGCCACGGCGGGCGGCGAGACCCTGCAAATCACCTACACGCGCGAGATTGCCGACCTGACGGCGGCGGACGCCGTGGACGTGCCGAGCGAGTTCTATGACGCCGTGGTCTATGGCTTGGCCGCCCGGCTGGCTGATGACTATCAGGTCGCAGACCCGCGCATTCAGGCCCGTGCCGAGGAAGAATTGCGCCTTGCCCTGGCGTTCGACCGTGAGGGGTCGGTGTTCTTTGCGGGGCCTTATGCCTGAGTTCGAGTTCTTCACCCCGTCCACGGCTGATCCTGACCAGCGGTGGGCCAGCACGTCGCGGCTGCTCAACTGGTATCGAGAGCCGGTCGGGGATCGGAAGGTGCTGAAAAGCGTGCTGGGCACGCGCGCGTTTGCCGATCTTCCGGGCGTGTTCTGCCGCGCGATGCATCTGGTCGGGGACGACCTGTATGTTGTGCAGGCTGGCACGCTGCTGAAGGTCAGCCGGGACGGCGACGTGACGACCATCGGGCAGGTCGGCAACAGCCCCACGGTTACGATCAGCAGCAACAACGGCGCGGTGACGGTCTGCTCGAATGGGACCTATTACGTCTGGGACGGCGAAACGCTGGAAACCATGACGCCGGGCGCGCTGGACCGGGCGGGCGACGTGACCTTTTTCGCGCAGCGCACCGTTGTGAGCGAGTTTGACGGGCGGCGCATTCAATGGTCGGCGCCGGCTGACGCCACGGATTTTGACGCGCTGGATTTTGCCACGGCCGAGGCGCGCGATGATGCGATCCTGCGGCTTCTGCCGATTGGCGGGCAGTTGTGGGTGTTCAAGGAAGGGTCAATCGAGCAATGGTATGCGGCCGATGACGGCCCTGCGGCCATTCCCGGTTCGGTGCAGGAAATCGGCCTGAAGGCGCGCGGGCTGCTGTGCCAGATCCCGAATGGCGCGTTCTTCGTGGGCACGGACGGGCGGGCGCATATCGCCGCTGCCGGGGCAATGCGGCCGGTCAGCAATACGGCGGTCGAGACGTCCATCAAGACCGAGGCGCCGGCTGCGTGCCTGTCCTATGCGGACGAGGGGCACCATTTCCTGTGCATCGCGTTCCGGGGGCGCCCTGCGTGGTGCTACGACCTTGCGACGGGCGAGTGGCACGAGCGGGCAGAAGGGCGCGGCGGTGCGTGGTCTGCGCGCCATGCTGTGCGGGCGTTCGGCGGGACGATCATCGGCACCGACACACGGGGCCTGCTGCGGCTGGACCGCAATTCGGTGGACGTGTCCGGGCCGCTGATCCGCCGCGCTGTCGGGCGCTGCCTTGAGAACGGGGACCGCTTCCGCGTGCCGGAATTGCGCTTTCGGTGCAGCGTGGGGCGCGTGACGGTCGACACGAACGTGCCGATCAGCCAAGCGGTTCTGGGGATCGAGGAAACGGACGGCTCGATTGACGACGAGTTCCTTGCCGTCATCACGCCGGACACGCCGCTGTCGCTTGAGGACACCGAGCCGACCCGCCGCGTGCTGCTGATGGAACTGCGCACGTCGCCGGATGACGGGCATTCGTGGGGCACGGCGCGGCAACTGCCGCTGGGCAATGCTGGGGAATACGGGACCGAAGTTGTCGCACGCGCCTTGGGCCAATACAGGCGCTTCACCCCGGAAATCACCGTGTCCGAGCCATACGACGTCGGCGTCTGGGCCGAGGCCTTCGTGAGGACGGCATGACCGACCGGAAGCCGAAGTATCCGCGCCCGCAGGTCAACGTCCGGTATTTCAACGCCGACGGCACGCTGACCACCGAGGGCTTTCAACTGTTTGATGCCTTCTATCGCGCGATAGTCGATCTCGACGCGCGCGTGACCGCACTGGAGCCTTGACCCATGCTTAGCGCCCTTCTCCCCGTCCTTGGGTCCGTCGTCGGCGGCGTCATGCAGAGCCGGGCCGCCAGCCGCGCGGCAGACGCACAGCAGCGCGCGGCTGACCAGCAGGTTGCCCTTGCGCGCGAGACCCGCGACCTGACCCGCGCCGATCTGCAACCGTGGCGGCAGACGGGCGGTCTGGCGAACAACGCGCTGGCATCGGCCATGGGCCTGACGCCGTCCGCTGACCCATACGGCGGTTATCAGCGGTCGCCCGGCTACCAATTCCAGATGGATCAGGGCCTGAGCGCGCTTGAGGGCACGGCTGCGGCGCGGGGCGGGCTGTTCTCCGGCCGGGCCGGTCGTGCCGCGATGGACTACGGGCAAGGGCTGGCGGCGCAGGACTTCCAGAACTACCTCGGCAACCTGTTCAACATGTCCGGGATGGGGCAGAGCGCCGCCGCAGGGCAGGCAACCGCAGCGCAGAACTACGGGCAGATGGCCGGCAACGCCATCGGTGACCGTGCCAACGCGCAGTCGGCGGGCTACATCGGGCAGGCAAACGCCTTCTCTGACGCGATGCAGAACGCTCTGGGGGCGTGGAACTACCAGAACATGATGCGCAGCACACCGTCCGCGACCGACCCCGCAACGCGCGGCATCTTCGGGGGCCTGCCGTGGTAGCAATCGCCCCTCCGTCGCTGGCGGGGCTGTCGACGCAGCCCCGGCCCGTTGCCTTCAATGAACGGTCTGAGCAGCGCCTGAGCGGCGTCAACCCGGCGCTGGTCGAACTGATGCGCAGGGTCGAACAGCAGGCCCTTGCGCGCGGCATCGAAGTCGAGGTTTCCGAGGGCCTGCGGGACCGCGAACGGCAGGCCGAACTGGTCGCGCAGGGCGCGTCGCAGACCATGAACAGCCGGCACCTGCACGGCAACGCTGTCGACCTGCACATCCTCAACCCCGATGGGTCGATCAACTGGGATTTCGAGGCATACCGCCCGCTTGCCGAAATCGCGCGCCGCGAGGCTGCCGCGCTTGGCATCCCTGACTTCGTGTGGGGCGGCGACTGGGAAAGCCTGCGCGACGGCGTTCATTTCCAGATCGGCGGCAATGCCGGAGGCGGCGCCCCTTCCGGTGGCACGGCAGCCCCGCCCGCATCCGGCAGGGCGCCTAGCGCGCCTCCCAGCGCGCCTGCGGCCTATCCGCCCATGCCCCCGGCCTATCCGCAGAACGCCTTGGCGCCGCAGATCGTGATTGCCCCGCCGCAGATGCGCAACAGCCTGTCGGTCGAACCGTTCCTGACGCAGCGGCGGCAGAACTATTTGGCGCCGATCCCCGGCAGCCCTTTCGGAGCCTGACACATGGCCCTGCAACCCTCCATCATCCTTGCCGGCCGGTCGCCCGACGTTGTGAACGCCCTGGCCGCGTCCACGCAGGCGGCGCAGATGGGTCTGGACCTGCGCCACCAGCAGGGCTACCGCAACGCCCTGGCGCAGTATGGCGCGGGCGCATATCAGGGCGACGAGGCGGCCCGCGCGCAGCTGGCGGCGTTCGATCCTCTTGCAATGCAGGGCATGGCGCAGACCGATCTGGGCATGGACGCCACGCGGCTGAACATGGACGCGACCCGGCTGAACATGCAGGCCACGCAGCAGCAGATGCGCATCCTTGACGAGGAAAACGCGCGCGCGGCGGCGACGGCCATGGCGACGGCGGACGCGGCCACCGTGCAAGCGGAAATCGACCATCTGAAGCGCGTGCTGACCGGGGCGCTGACCGCCACCACGCCGCAGGAATGGGACGCCTTCGTGCTGGCCCAAGGCGCGGACGAACTTGTCGGCCAATTCGACAACCGCCAGCGGCTTGCCGCGATGCAGATGGACCTTGCCGACATCTACGAGCAGACCTTTGCTGCGCCCGATCAGAGCGGCCAATTTGACCGCTTCCGCGTCGTCGGGGACACGCTCTTTGACCTCGGCGCGGAAGGCGGCCCCGTGCCGGTCGGGGAGGGGGCGGGGCAGACCGAAACGATTTACGGCCCGGACGGGCGGCCGATCATCACGCGCGGCCCCGGCAGCGACGCGCGCCCCTTCACCGAGGCGCAATCAAAGGACATCGGCTTTGCCGCGCGCGGGCGGACGGCGCTTGAGACGCTCGACATGATCGCCCCGGAAATCATGACCAACCGCGTCCAGCGCGGGCTGGACTATGTGCCATTCGGCCTCGGGCGCGAATTGCAGGATCCGACCTATCAGGTCGCGCAGAACGCGGGAACGCAATTCCTGATGGCAATCCTGCGCAAGGACACCGGCGCCGCGATCACCGGCGAGGAAGAACGCATCTACGGCGCGGCCTTTCTGCCGCAGCCCGGGGACAGCCCGGAACTGCTGGAACAGAAGCGGCAGGCGCGCGAACTGGCGATTGCCGGCATCGAGGCCGGCCTTCCGTCCGATGCCATCCTGGCGCAGGCCATGGCAATGGGCGCCGGCCAGACCGGGCCGACCTTCCTCGGCACAATCACACCTGAAGGGGCCGTGCCGTCTGCCGCCGCGACGCCGCAGGTTCTGACATACAATCCCGAAACGGGGATGCTCGAATGATCGAAGTCGTCGGTCCCGATGGCGTGGTGATCCGGTTCCCGGAAGGCACGCCGCAGGAAACCATCTTGCAGGTCATGCGCGAACGCTATGGCGACAGCGCGCCGCAACCGCTCGACCTGCGCCCCCGTGAGGGCGAAAGCCGCGAGGACTACCGCGCGCGGATCGAGGCCGCCAGAGGGACCGAACAGCTGTCCCCAGAAACGCTGGAGTTGAACCAGCGCGCGATTGAGGCGATGGACCTGCGCCCCGCAGGCGAGCCGCCGCGCATCCCGATCATTGACAACTTTCTGCGCCCCGCGATCCAAGGCGCGACTTTCGGCTTTGGCGACGAAATGTCTGCCGGCGTTGCCAGCCTGTTCCCCGGCGTCACCTACGAGAACGCTCTGGCCTTTGAGCGCAGCCAGCTTGACCGCGCGCGTCGTGAGGCCCCGTGGCTGACAGCCGGGATGGAAATCGCTGGCGGGCTCGGCACGGCCGCCGTCACGGCCCCTGCCATGGCGGGTGCCAGCCTGGGGCGGCAGGCGATGGCGATGGGCGGGCTGGGCGCGCTTGAGGGCGCGGCATATGGCTTCGGCACGGGTGAGGATGGGCTGGCGAACCGCGCCATGAATGCCCTTGCAGGGGGTGCCATCGGCGGCACAATCGGTGCCGTCGCCCCTCTTTTCATCGCCGGGGCGCAGGCTGCGTCTCGCCCCGTAATCGGCGGCGTGCGGTCTGCCCTCGGCATCGGATCGGACAATCGCGCCGCATCGGTCATTGCGCGCACCTTGGCACGCGCCGGCATGTCTGAGCAGGACGTGGCCGATGCTGTGGCCCGCGCGCGCGCAGAAGGGCAGGACGTGTTCACGGCCGCCGATGCAATGGGGAACGCGGGCCAGCGCGCTCTGGCCGGCGTGTCTCGCGCGCCCGGCGAAGGGCGGCAGCAGGCGCAGGAATACCTTCTGAACCGGCAACTCGGGCAGGCTGACCGCCTTGGTGGCTTCGTCAATGAGGCCCTCGGCCTTGGCGACGAAACGGCAGCGCAGGTCCGCGCCGCCGCCGCCGCAGAGCGGTCTGGGGCTGCTTCCGTGAACTATCCCGCCGCAGATGCCGCCGCGCAGCCAGTCGACCTGACGGACGCTCTGAACCTGATCGACGGGCGCCTCGGGCCGATGGATCAGGGCGGCATCCGCGCGACGCCAATCGGGCAGGCATTCCAGCGGTATCGGTCGATGCTTGAGGTCCCGGCGTCGCGGTTGCCGGAAGGCGTCACGAACATGTCGCTTTCCGACTTCCGGTCCGTTCTGGACGTGAAACAGGCGCTGTCCGACGACATTTCTGCGGCCCTGCGCGCTGGACGCAATCAAGAGGCGTCGGCGCTGATCCCGCTGCGGCAGGCACTGGACCGCGCGCTTGAACAGTCTAGCCCGCTTTACCGCGAGGCGAACGACACTTTCCGCCGCCAGTCGCAGGCGATTGACGCAGTGCAGCTGGGCCAGGAGACGGCGCGGACCAACATGCGCGCCGACGACGCTGTGGCGCGCTATACGGGCCTTGCACAGCCCGCGCAGGCGGCGCCCGTCCCTGCCGGGCAGGCCCCCACGCTTGCCAACCCGCAGCAGGCGTTCCGCGTGGGCTATGGCGATCAGGTTCTATCCAGAATGGAGAACGTCACGCCGACGACGAATGCCGCGCTTCCGCTTCTGACCCCGCGACAGCAGGCGATGATGTCCGAGATGGCGCAGGACCCGGATCTGTGGCGGCGCCGGCTGGACCGCGAAATCACCATGGCGCAGACCCGCGCCACGGCCACGGGCGGATCGCAGACGGCCGACAACTTGGCCGATCAGGCGGACGTGACCGGCGATGTCGGCATTCTCGCAAATCTGGTGGCAGGCCGCACCGGCGCAGCGGCGCAGCAGATCGGCGCGCGCATGATCAGCGCCGCGACGGGCATGGACGAGCAGACCCGCGCCATCGTGGCCCGTGCGCTTCTGAGCAATGACCCGCAGGGCGAATTCGCGCGGCTGTTCGAGATTGCCCAGCGGCAAGGATCGCAGCAGCGCGCGGTCGAGGCGTTCGCCCGCCACACCGGCTATCAGGGCTTGCCCGACCAGTGACGCCAGAGGCGCGACTTGAGGAAGGCATTCCCGGCCATCCACGCAAGCGCGCCACCGATCAGGACGAACTCGAACATCAAGACGAAAAGCCTGATCGGCTGCGGCATTCCAGGCCACAAGAACACGGAAATGCAGGCCCCGGCCACGCACGAGAACATCACTATCAGCCAAACAGGCGGGCGGCCTAGCCGGGCCTCCTGCCTCGCTCCGATGACCGCAGCCATCAAGAAGAAATACCCGAAGAAGCCGACCAGAAGGGCGGCAGGGAAAACTTCCAGCGTCTGAAAAGGCCCTTCCGGCATCCCGCCAATCTAAGGCGCCGCGCCCCTTCCGACAACCCCGCCACATCGCCCCGCCTGCGGGGTCTTTTCACATGGGACAAACATGGTTCCTTTCCACGCCGATCTGATCGCCATCCTTGACAGCAACGGCGACCCCGTGGCTGGCGGGCGCGTCCGGTTCTACTACTCGGGCACGACAAACCTTGCCCCGGTCTATCAAGACGCGGACGGGACGCAGCTGGTGTCCGCGTCCGAGGTCGATCTGGACAGCGCAGGCCGGCATCAGCCGATCTACATGGACCCGGCCGCGACGATCAAATCCGTCATCTATGACGCAGACGGCGCCGTGGTGCGGATTGTGGACCCGGTGATTGTCGGGGCGGGCGCACAGGCGGCGGCCGAAAGCGTGGGGTTCGAGGCGGTCGAAGGCAACCCCTCCGACAATGTGCAGGACGCCATCGCCCTGAACACGCAGCGGCTTGAGGACTTGGGCGTGCCGGGCGTTGTCGGTCTGGCTGTGCTTGAGGCCGGCACCGAGGAAGCCGCGCGCGATGCCATGGGCCTTGGCACGGCGGCGGCGGTCGACGTCATTGACGAAGACAGCTTTGCGACGGACAGCGCCACGCAGCCGCCGTCACAGCAGTCTGTCAAGGCATATCACGCTGCCAATACCGCGCTGACGAAAGCCTATGCCAGCGCCGACCAGACCATCACCAGCGGCGGGACGATCACGCTCACCCACGGCCTGGGCATGGCGCCGAAGGTCATCAGCTACAGCCTGACCTGCGTGATTGACGAGGCCGGGTATAACGCTGGCGACGTTGTGGCGGTCGACATGAGCAATACGCGCGCCAATACCGCCCGGTTCACAGGCGCCAGCATTTTCATCCGGTTCAGCGACCAGACCTCCTGCTTCGCCATCGGCCACCGGGGCACGGGCGCCCTGACCGACCTGACCAATGCCAACTGGACGCTGACCGTCCGGGCTTTCGCCTGAGGTAAATCACATGACCGCATCGACCCCCGTTGCGGGCGGCGCCGTGCCGCTCGCCACCGAGCTTGCCTCGTCCGACACCATCTTCGTCTACACGGCGGCAGGGACGCGCCGGATCAGCATTCAGGGGCTGGCGAACCGCGTTGGCGAGGTCACCATCGACCCCGACGACATTCCCGCGCTGCTGGACGACCAGATCGAGGTGATCTATGCGGACGGCCGCACCACGGCCTATGCGCTGCCTGCGGTGCCGCAGAACACCACCTGGATCAAGGTGTTCCTGGACGGCGTGTTCCAGACCCCGGACACGTCTTTCGTGTTCGAGGCCATGGCGTCGGCGCCGACCGGGCTGGGCATCAAGTTCCTCGCTCAGACGGGCGGGGACGTGCCGCAGTCTGGGCAGGTCATCACCTACACCTATCCGTGCACGACCCGCGTGGAGCAGGCATATCGCGCCACATACGGCGGCACGGCCAATGCAATCACGCTCACGCTCGGGGCCGGGCTGTCTGGCACGATCCCGACCGGGCTTGAACTTCGGTTCCGCGCAACGTCGGCCAATACCGGGGCGACCACGATTGCACTGGACGGCGGCTCCGCGATTTCGTGTCGGACAATGCCGAACGCCAGCGGGGCAGGTGTGGCCCTGCCTGCCGACTACATCCGCACGGATGTGGATACCATTGCCCGGTATGACGGCACTTATTGGGTGCTGGGGCGTGAGGCTGAAACTGGCACATCTGGCGGCTATAGATATGAGCGCCTCGCCAATGGCGTCCAGCGGTGCTGGGGATCGGTCAGCATCACGCCATCTGCTGCGAATATTGCGACCGGAACGTCTGTCACATTCCCGAAGGCATTCTCGGCACCTCCAACCGGCTTTACTACTCAGGCCGTCACGTCTTCGCCGGGGACTGCTGTCACGGGGACAAGTGTTTCGGGGCCTGTCGCAACTGCAGTGACTGTCAACCTGACCCGGACAGACACGAACACCACGACGGTTCACTGGTCCGCGACGGGCGAGTGGTTCTGATGACCCCCACACACAACGAGGACCGCAAATGACGCTCGTATCGCCTTTTCTCCTGCGCGGCCTCTGGGGCTTGCCGTTGTCGGAATTTCATCGCGGCGACATTACTACGTCGACGCATCTGGGCCGGGTGAATGCCGGGATCGCCAGAGCGGCGGCCGAGGGCAAGAAGCTGGTGGTTGATGACCTGTATCGGATCACAAATCGGTCGGTCAGCGGGTCTGCCTCGCTGATCGTCCACGCCACGGGGGCAGATATTGTCGGACTGAATGGGTGCGGGTTCGACATGTCGCCCTGCGCCAATTCCGGCAGTGTGCGGTATCTCCTGCGCGGGGATGGGTCATCGGGAACCTATGTCAACCTGACCTCAAGTGCTGACGCGGGCGACGGCGAAATCACGGCCGAACAGATCACGGTCGGATCTGGCGGCATGACCGCGCTTGATCTGGAGGTCGGGGACATGGTTCACATCATGTCCGACAAGGTGTTCATCGAGGGCGGCACCGCTGACGCTGAAAAACAAGGCGAAATCGTCACCGTGACCAGCGTTGGCAGCACCGGCTTTACCTGCGAGCCGCCGCTGGCCGACAGCTATTCCACGTCCGACACGGCGCGGGTTGCAAAGCTGACCATGCACACCGGGTCGGTGGAAAACCTGCTGCTGATCGGGCCGGGCCAATTCACGACCGACGTCGTGGGCGACCGTGGCCTGCATTACGTCTGGTCGAAAAACCTGCGGCTGACCGGCGTTGACACGCAGCTGCTGGACAATGGGAATTACCTCTATTCCTGCGTTGGCCTGCGCGCGTCGGAAATCCGCTGGCGCTTCGATGAGCAGAACAGCCGCACGGTCAATCAGTATGGCTTTGCGCTGGTCAACGCTTGCCAGGACGTGCTTGTGACGGGCTGTTTCGGGCTCAACGGGAAACAAGGGATCGTCCAGACGGAAAGCAGCTTGGCGCCTGGCGTGACCCGCGACGTGCTGCTGTTCGATAACGACATCTACGGCACTTGGAACTATGGCATCGCCATGCACACCAACGCCGAACAGATCACGGTGTCGACAAGCCGCATTAAGAACTGCAACGCCGGCATGGAGGCGGGGTGCCGCGAATTTACGTCGATGTTCAATGAAATCCGTTTCCTGCCGAATGCGAACATCGGCGTCGGCATCGGGGTCAACGACATTGCGGATGGGGTCTATTCGACCGGAGACCGCATCTATGGCGGGCGGTATGCGTTCCAGTTCGACGGCAACGACCGGCCCGTGTTTGTCGGATCGGCCGGGCCGCGCCGTTTCCGCATCATTGACATGTTCGCGGATGGCTTTGCGAATGACGGCATCCAGATGGTCTTTGCCTCGGGCACGCCGGGCGACGATATCGAAATCCACGATTTCAAGGTCATCAATGCCGGCGCAGGCGCATCCACCCCGCAGGCTGTCGACATTAGCGGCCCTTGCACCAACTTCGTCCACTCGGGCGGCAACTACCACGGCGACATGCTGTCCACGGGCGGCTGCGTGCTGACCAGGCCGGATGTGTCTGGGGAATTCCGTGGCCGCATCCGCTACAGCGGCGACTTCACCGCGCCGGTCATTCAAGGCGCGATGAAGCGCGGGGCGGCTGTCGGCTATGGCACGGCAACCCTCACGTGGTCGTCCATCAGCGCGGGGTCGGCCGACACCAAGACCATCACCGTTCAGGGCGCGGTTGCCGGCAGCCCGGCATCGGTCGGCGCGGCGACCGTGCTGGACACCGGCCTGAGCATGTCGGCCTTCGTGTCGGCCGCCAACACCGTGACCGTCAAAATCCAGAACCACACCAGCGGGTCGATCACGCCTTTCAGCGGCACAGCCACGGCCTTCACCGCCATGACGGGAGGCCCGCATGGCTGAGCCGGCGCAGTTCCTTGACGACCTGTTTCGCCGCCTCGCCGCCATTCCTGCCGTTGCCGTGGCCTTCTGGGGGGCGGCGGGGGGGCTGACCAACGCACTCGTCATCCGGGTGAGCTTCCGTGAGGCGGCTCGCCATGTGTCCTTGGGCGCGCTGATCGCGGTCGGGGTCGGGACGCTCGGCGGCCCTCTCCTCGAGCATTGGGGCCTTATAGGGCCGGGCTGGGCCACTACGGGCGCGTCAGATGCCATCGCATACCTGACCGGATCGCTTGGTGCGGCAGCCTTCGAGGTCGTGCTGTCGCGCATTCGTGCCGGGCGACTGCCGACTGACAAGGAGGGCGTCTGACATGTGGCTGCGGTCGAAAGGCCCCTGGCACGACTTCTGGGCGCGGGCGCGGGTGAGCGTCCTTTGCGCAGTCCTCATCTTCTTCCTCATTGCAGGAGCGACCACCACATGACCATGACAGACGACGCATTTGTGCGGCTGGTGCAGTCGCGCCTTGGCGTGGCGGCGGACGGGCAGGCCGGTCCGATGACGCTGGCCGCGCTGGACCGCGCGCTGCCGGCAAAGAGCGCGGTCGGAAATCCGACCACGGGCCTGCCGACATTGCCGTGGATTGAGGAAATGCTGGCGGTGTTCGGCTGGCACGAGGTCCGCGACAGCGCCAAGCTGCGCGCGTGGCTGAAATCGGACGGCGCGACGCTGGGCAACCCTGCCGACCTGCCGTGGTGCGGTGATGCGGTCGAGACGGCCATCAAGCGCGCGCTGCCGACCGAGCCTCTCACCGGCGATCTCAAGGCCAATCCCTACTGGGCGCGAAACTGGCTGAAATTCGGCGCGGTCTGCCAGCCGGTCTACGGCGCGGTCGCGGTGTTTGAACGCCCGGGCGGCGGCGGGCATGTCGCCTTCGTGGTCGGGCAAGACGACCGCTCGTGGCATGTTCTGGGCGGCAACCAAGGCAACGCGGTCAACGTGACCGCCATCGACAAGCGCCGGCT